CCAACAGAAACCGTAGCCCTTTGGCCAGAGCGCTTTCCCATGAAAGAACTCAAGAAGATAGAACGCCGATCCCCCTCAGAATTTGCATCCCTATACCGCCAATCTCCCTTCATCCAAGGCGGCAACCTAATCAAACCCAAGTGGTTCCAAACCGCTATCGAAGCCCCAGAACTCCAACTCAGCATCTTCTCCTGCGACACAGCATTCGGAAAGACCGAACAGTCTGACCCTTCCGTATTCCTCCACGCAGGCATAGCCCATGGCGGCGACATCTACATCCTCAACGTCATCCGAGAACGCCTCGACTACCCATCTCTACGACGCAAGGCCATCGCCCTAAACGCTCTCCACCGTGGCTCCCACTTGCGCGGCTTCTACATAGAAGACAAAGCCTCTGGCCAATCCCTAATTCAAGACCTTCGAACCGAAAGCGGCCTCGCAGTAATCCCCTACAAAGTTGGCACCAAAGACAAAGTCTCCCGCGCAAACTCAATCCTACCCCTCATAGAAGGTGGCCGAGTATTCCTACCCGAAGCAGCCCCATGGCTCGACGACTTCCTCCGTGAAGTAGAGCAATTCCCCAACTCCAAACACGATGACCAAGTAGACGCTCTAACCATGGCTCTCGACATCCTTTCCCGCATGTCCACCTCCACAGGCATGTCACCTTGGCAAACATCGCTCAGTGCTTCCACCAACCCCGGCCTCAACTCCCTCAACTCTCAATCGAAAGCAAACGGCTCTCTCGACGCCTACTGCCGTAACTGGGGCGAGTAGTGTGACCTATTTGAAGGACGACAGTGGTGACAATGTTGTGCGATTAATATCTCAGAACGGGAAGCTCCATGGCAAAGACGATCAGCAAAAAAAGTATGGCTTGCAACAAGCCTCGCCGCGCACCAACAGGGAGCGCTAAAAAATCGGTGGTTAAAGCTTGCCAAGGCGGTAAAGAAAAGATCGTTCGTTTTGGTGATCCAAAGATGACCATTAAGAAATCTAAGCCAGCCCGGAAGAAATCTTACTGCGCCCGGAGCGGCGGTATAAAGGGTAAGTCAAACAAGTTGTCAGCAAATTATTGGTCACGCAAAGCGTGGGATTGTTAGCAAAATAGCCGCTCAGTCATAGAGGATTACCCATGGACTACCGCAACGAACGCGCCACAGCCGACGAAGTCATAATCGACCTATCCGAACATTGGCGTAAGCTCGAAGCTTACGAAGATATTTCTGACGACCTAACAACAGAACAAGAAGCAAAACTCGTTGACTACATTCGCGCTTGCGGGAAGATGTCCCACACCCACATTTCCAAACGCTACCCACATTGGAAAGACGCTGACCGCGCCCACGACGTCTATGTACCCCCAGGAAGTACAGACTTCAGAGAAAAAGCTGTAATCTCCGACACCCGAGCAGTAGCCGACACCGTCCTCACTTATCAAATGGCAGCCTTAACAGGCCGCAATCCCATGTTCCAACTAGAAGGATTAGGCAGAAAGTCCAAGACCTCGGCCCTCATTCTCGAACGCCTACTCCACCAACACATGCGCCGCACAGCAGGTGAAGCCCACATAGCTCAGATCATGCTCGACAGCATTCGCTACGGCTTCGCCCCTACCAAAGTCGTATGGGACAAGAACTCAAACACCAACTCCATCATCAACTTCGATCCCCGCCATTGCTTCCCTGACCCTCGCGTCTCATGGGGCGAGTGGGAACGTATGCAATTCATCATATTCACAGACACAATCTCAACATCCGCCCTCCTCGCATCAGGCCAATACCCCAAGCTCAACAAGTACCCCGGCCTCCGCAAAAAGAAAGCCACCCCCAAGCGCGGGTGGGATATCCACCTTTGGCAAAAGGAAGAGGGTCAAGGCCACAACATCAATCCCTCATCTCAAGTCAATTCAGAGAGCCAATTCCAACTTGACCCCGCACGCACCGTAGACGAAATCTGGGTACGCTTCGCTGGTTTCGAAGTCGGCCTACCGCAACTCAACTCAATCTGGATGACAGCAGTAGTCCTAGACGAAGAAGTCGTCATCCGTTTCCAACTCAACCCCAATGGCCGCCAGTTCCCCATCGTCATCGGAGGCATCTACTCAGACACACACAAAAACTTCTCACAATCTCTCTACGACCTATTGCTCCCAATCCATGACATCGCCACTTGGCTAATGCGCTCTCGCATAGACAACGTGCAAGCCTCCCTCAACAACCTCATCTTCGTAGACCCAACCCAAGTCAACGTCGCCGACCTCATAGACAGAAACCCATGGGGCGTAGTCCAAACCCTACCCGGCACCAAGCCCGGAGATGGTGTCCACATCGCAGAAATCCCAGACGTAACCCGCTCCCATTGGAACGACATCGAAGCCCTAACAGGCCGCAATCAACGTGTCGCCGCAGCCAGTGACGCCCAACAAGGAATGCCAACCTCAGACGGCATTCGCTCAGCCACCGAAATCAATCGCCTCACCCAACTTGGCTCCCAAAGACTAGGAGTAATGGCCCGCATCTCGTCAGCCAACACCTTCCGCCCCATGGTTCGCATGATGACTGCCAACATCCAAGACGCCATCAACTACGAAGGCTCGATCCGCATCGCGGAAAGCCAAGCACCCGGCCCACTAACTGGCCTCATTAAAGATGACTACCTAGACTTCGATCCCTCAATGCTCCAAGGCGACATCGACTACCTCGTCGTAGATGGAACATTACCCATAGAGCCAACCCGCTCAGCCGAGACATGGATGAACATTCTCCAAACCATGGGGCAAACTGGCCTCCAAATGGAGTACGACACAGGCAAAATCCTTGAAGAAGCAATCCGCTCCATGGGCGTAACAGACCTCGAGCAGTTTAAAATCTCCAAGGAACAATCTGCCCAAGGCCCATCGGATAGCCAAAAGATGGCCATGATGGAAGCCTCTCGCGGAGCCTCAGTTCAACCCCAAGAAAACATCGATGACCAAGTACAACGAGGCAACATAGTCCCAATGCAGCAGTCACAGTAAAGGACGACTGCACGCTGCCTCACCCGTATTCTCCAAGTTCACAAGGAGCATCAGATGACGCAACCACGACCTGACCAATTACTCAATGTAGATCCGAAAACTCGTGATTACATAGACGCGAAGGTTGCAGAGTTGCGCCTAGACCTAACCACTCAATTAAACAAGATCACCGAACACCTAGACACCGTCCAAGCCGCCCTAGACCTGCAATCTTCGAACCTAGCAGCTCGGACAACAAAGCTGGAAGCCAACGCAATCCCAAAAACAGCCGCCCTTGGCAGGAAGAGAGGCTAACCCATGGCAACCAAACCCACCACCGAACAGCTCACATTCGTCAGCTCTAAGACAGGTGTTCAATCCCTAGACACCTACTTGGAATCAGCAGAGATTGGGAACCGCAAACTCTCAGCCCTACTTGGCGACATCTTCGACACATCAGGCATCTTCATCGGCTCTGGCCTCTTCGATTGGAAAGCCACTTGGCTAACCGCAACCGCATACGCAGTTGGTGACACATTCATCGACCCAGCGACTGAGAACATTTACGTCACCCTCGTAGCCCACACTTCAAGCAGCGTAGCCAGTGATCTCGCAGCGGCAAAGACCGCCATCGTCTTTGACGTAACACAAGTCAAAGCAGACAAGGTAGCCGCAGCCGCAAGTGCAACAGCAGCCCAATCAAGCGAAGATGACGCAGCAGCCGACCTTCTGCTCACAAACGCCGACGTTGTCTTAACCCATGCAGATGTTGTCCTCACCGCAGCAGATGTCGTCTTAGCTGAAGCCGCCAAGACAGCAGCCCAAACCGCTCAATCCTTAGCTGAAACCGCATACGACAACGTAGACGATTTATTCCTTGGCTCCAAAACCAGCGACCCAACACTCAACAACGACGGCGACGCACTCATCGACGGAACCCTTTACTACAACACAACATCGAACCAACTAAAAACATACGACCTTGGCACAACCACATGGATAGCGATCACATCCAACACCGACGAGAGCGTCAAAGTTTCAGCCAACGACACAACACCCGGCTA